CATCAGCAATAGTAATAGCTGCATCACCATCCGTAAATTGTATTGCTGGAGTCTTTAGTGCAGTAGTCGCAGTAATATTTGTGCCTGAAGGTGAGGTGAGGGATGTAGCCCCTGTGTCCATATTCTTTAGGTGACTCATAAGCTCCCTAATGGAGTTATTAATTGTTGCCGGACTGCACCCTTCCGACACGTCAATACCATTTATCTCTGTGTTAGACCCAGCGGTTGCCGAATATTCTGTGATGTTTGCTTTTGCCATTTATCTTGCTCCTAACAATGACGTTCCTAAATTTCCAACAGCACCTATAGGCTCAGAGCCAGCACCCAATAAACCAATTGTGCTTCCTTGAGCAGTAGATGCAGTTAATCTTGATATTGCTTGACTTATTTTTTGTTGTAATACGTTTCTTGCGTTTGCATTTGTTAAGGCTTCAGCCACTAATGGAGCGTTATCACTTAAAACAAAACTTGCAACTTGTGACTCTTGTTCTGGGGTTAGGTTAGCCATCCCTTTTGGAATGTTGTCTCTAACTAATCTTAGTAGAGCAAATGGATTTTGCGTTGCTGCAAACTCTCCAATATTAGCCATGTTTGAGGTAGACCCTACAGCCTTACTTTCTATTTGTGTCTTGGCTGTTTTAGAGCCACCAGTCACAATGTTCTTTGTTTGTTGTGCTTGTGACGCAAGTTTAATTTTTGCTACAGCTTCTGTTAAATCATCAGTAGGGTAAACTATTTCAAGTATTCTGCGTTCTTTACGATCAAGGTCATTTAAGATACCCATCAAAGAGGCTTTTTGCCCTGTCTCTAATTTGTTTTTTAACTGTGCTGCAATTCCAGCTCTAAATCCGGCTACTATCTCTGGACTTCCTGTACTAACAATATCATTAAAAGCGTTTTCCATTTCATCTGAAGATTTACCAAATAGTTTTCTAGCCTCAAGAAAAGCCTTATTTGTTGCCTCAATAGTAGCCCATTTTGTTCTCGTAGCTTTTAAATCAGGAGATAACTCATCTAATACGTCTTTAATTTCACGCTCATAACCTCTAAAGAGATTAGACCTATTTTTAGCAGCACCTTGAGCGACTTCTTTTTTCTCATCCATGAAAGCTCTTTTTACAAATTCCCCCTCTTTTAATGTCAAAGAACGATTTAAGGCAAAAGACCCATCTTTGTTTTTCTTAAATAATTTTGGAAGTCCGGCACTGTCAAAGTAGTTGTTTAATACGTTTCTTGCCTTTTCACTTTTACTAGCAATTCCCAAAACAACATTATCAATCATCGGAAACTTTTGACCTTTGGCAGACTCAAATATTCTATTGTAGGCGTTGCTTTCTTCAGCTTTTAAGGTATCAATTTTTGAGTTAATAGCTTTAACAATATTGTTACTAGACTCACCTCTTAAACCAACATCTATCTCGTCAAATGCCTCTTTGCGTAAATCATCGGCTCTTGCTGTAAGTTTAGTTTTTATTTGTGATTTTACTCCTGTAGTATTTCTTGCATACAGTCCAGATAAAGCATTTTGTGTGGCATCGGACATATCAGCAATAACCTCACCTTTGCCAATTCTTTCAATAACATCGTCTAATATTTGGTCAATAGGTGTTTCTCCTGTCTCATCAACCATGCGTACATAACGCATAACCTCAGACTCAACTGCTTTAGGTAATTCACCCTTATTAAAAAACTTTGAACGTGAAAGACGATCTATAAGCATACCTCCACCTTTTCTAGCAACGTCTAAAGTTTTACCAACAATAGGATTAGCAACAGCACCAATAGCTGCGTTTAAAGGCACATTAGAAAGTCTTTCTTTCAACTCTAATCCTGTTCCTTCACCTTCTCCAGTTCCCAAGCCATAAGCTGCTCCTGTAGTGCCTCCAATCAAAGCTAATCTTCCAGCGGTAGCCGGTAAAGACGCACCCAATGTAAATGGAGCAGATAAAAGCCCTGTTGTTAATCCTCCAGCACCTTCCATAGCTAATGATTGAACAGGAAAGTCTTTTCTTGCGTTTTTTATAGCCTGTCTTTCCTCAAATAATGCGTCTTTATATGTCACATTAGGAGACAACGCACGAACACCAGCTATAATTTCATCAGCGAAACCTAGCGTTGCACCTTGACCAAAAAGCCTAGCTCTGTCAGTTCCACGCATAGAAGGATTTGCAAGTTGATCTAATTCTGATTTT